GGTTCTGAGCCGGGAACCGTTGAAGATATCGGCCAAGGGCAAAAAGAGGAACTGGAAGACGTTTATCACCAAGTGGCTTGCAAGGGCTCAACAAAGGGCGGTGTGGCTATGATTACCGACATTCTATCGGATCATACCTGCCATTGTGGATGCAAAGACCCGCAGAAGTTTCACCGGGTAGATATCCGTGAAGATGTGGGCGAAACATGGTGGGCCATAAGATGCGATGTGTGCGAAGGTATGTACGCGCTCAAGGTGGCTGGAGGGGATGGACGAATTTGTAAAGGAGGGATGATGAAGCCGAGTCTACAATCGGCAAGTGCGCCTCGGATCGTGTCACAGATAGAGAGCTTTGTTGAAATGAAATTTAGAATGGTGGGTATTGAGGCCATTAAAGATGGAATTTCTTTGCCTGTGTGGAAGAAGGAGGGAAAATGAAAGAGCAGATATTTACAGTCCTGGGCGTCCCAACAGCACAAGGCCGCCCGAAGTTCGCGCGGATCGGCAACCATGTTGCAGCCTACGATCCCAAGAAGAGCCGTGACAACAAAAACAACATCAGGGCTCAAGTGGTGGCGCAGAAACCTGTCATTATCCCTCAAAAATATCCTGTGCTGCTCCACGTTCAATGTTTCATGCCTCGCCCGATGTCCCATATGGGTAAGGCAGGTAAAAAGGATTCTGCGCCCTTCTACCACACATCGCGCCCCGATGCCGATAACCTCATGAAGGCAATCAAAGATAGTTTGTCCGGCGTGTGTTGGTACGATGATGCTCAGGTGTGCGACGAGAGGATTATCAAACTATACGGGGAGATACCGAGAACAATCATCACGGTGAGGGCGTTATGACTACCAAAATCAGCGCACGCACAGCAGAGTGGATCATCGCGGCCATGATTTTGGGCGGCATAACGGTGAAGGAGATTTTATGTATACCTTTGAGAAGCAGGACAGGCAATTTTTGAAGACCGTTTTCCTTCTTCTGTTTCTGTAAAATCAAGGGGAATAGGGTCATTGTGCTTTATTAGGGATTCGATATAGGCAATGGCTGCATCTTGGGCGTTCTCGATAGCTTCTTCCTTCGTATCTCCCCCAACGTGCACCCCGTCTAACGCGGGACAATAGGCATAATATCCATCCCCATCTTTCTCTACGCAAAACTCAACCCTAAAATTAATGACATTTGCTTTCATTTCTTTCACCATGCTCCCATTATCTAACAGACTTCTTCTTCCTGTCAAGGACAATATAATACTTCGGGAGAGTAAGGTTTTCATCCTATGTGGCAGTAGGGGATTAGAGGTACTATCATCTGTACACCCCATGTTGTGTTGATTTTTCTCCCTCGTTGTAATAATCTATATCTTATGAGAGATCATAGATGCTCTGACATACCCGGAGCACCAATCGCCCGGCTCATCGGGGTAATGGACAAAACACGGGAGATTTACCACCCAAAATCAGGAGAGATTGCGCGTCTATCGGCGTAATCTCGTAGTAGCCGGGACAGATAGAGAGAGGCCGTGACAATGTCTGTGATCGTAATGGGATGTAGTTTCCAGGGGTTAGAGGACTGCAAAAAATAAGAACGAGAGGGATAACGGGAGAATAATGAACGGACGCCGAGGAGCACCAAAAAAATCCTATTCTGCCCCGCATCCAGGGCGGTGCGGTAACCCACCCAAATACACACGGGAAGAGTTGATAGCCAAGATTGATGGGTATTGGCAATGGTGCGAGGATCATAAACATACCGTAACCATTGGCAAAACCACCAAGGAGTTAACTACTCCACCCACGCTGACACGGTTGTGCTTCCACCTGGATATCAGCCGGGAAACGTGGGCTACGTGGGGGCATGATGCCCGGTACGCTGACATTGTTATACGCGCGAGACAACGCATCGAGGCTCAACTCCAGGAGATGGCCGTAATGGGGCTGTACGATGCCAAAATAGCCACGCTAACACTCACTAATCATTACGGTTGGGCCGTAAAATCAGAGGTGCAAACAACTACAAATCCGCTCACTGATGCCGAATTGGAGTCGCGCATCAAGTCGATCCTTCAGGCCGATCCCCAGGTTAGGCTCGTAGGTAACGAGGCCGGCTCGACCCCTGATAACGCTATTTTGTCTCAAGTAGATGCCCCTGAGTCTCAAGTAGATACTATTATCCCCATTAACTCTGCTAAGTAGTTGATATCATTAAATCGACATTATTGTCTAAAGTAACAGAATGGTACTTATCTGAACTTCGACAATAATGTCTAGGCCAAGCATGCTTTGGGTCTCGGCATACCCCCCCCCTCCCCCCTCCCCCGGCTCGCGTACGTGCATCTCCCTACACATTTTTTCTCTCAAAAAAGATGACTTTTTGTATTGACATATTAGTAATACAAGAGTATTGTTATATCTATCATGGTCAACTACAATGCACAGATTCAGGTAAGATGCAGCAGAGTTGAAAAAAATATTGCTATTATGCTTTCAAAGAATAAAGGGCTATCGCTAAGTGAATATCTTCGTAGGTTAATATTAGAAGATGTTGTCAGGGAGAATGAAAAACATTGAGAGGTTTAAAATGAAACTGGCCATCATTTTTATCTTCCTTCTTGTTTTTTCATGTGCCGGTGGAAGTCGCCACCATTCGTCGGTACAAACCTCGTCTACTCCTGTCAAAGCCGGGCCTATGGTCCCGGTAAATACTCGGGCCTCATTTATCAAGGTTCAGCCCCAAGGTTCATTTTTTTTGATGCCTCTCGGCGTGGGATATACGACGACATGGTAATCCCCTTGCCCCTGGGAATTTGAACGGCACGGCGTGCGGACGGTAGACCGGACAAGGTTGCAGGGGCAAGGTACAAATTAATTATTCTGTTGACAATAGTTTAACATCGTGTTATTCATTCATACATGTCTTCGAGGCTTGAGCGAGAACGTAAGCTTGAACTCCTTGAGTTGTTAGAGGAAAAGGAGCGACGGCGCAAGCTTCGGTTCATTCAAACAATGTACCCTGAAGAAGGGCCACTTTCCCGTCATAATTACCCCAAACATATGGCATTTTTTGAATCAGGAACGAGATACCGTGAGCGGGCGGCGATGGGGGCGAACAGAAGTGGAAAAACGCTTGGTTGCACTGGTTATGAACTTTCTTTGCATCTTACCGGGGAGTATCCTGCATGGTGGATAGGACGTAGATTCGACAGGCCGATAAGGGCGTGGGCAGCAGGTCATACTGCCGAGACAACCAGGGATACCCTTCAACGCAAGCTCATGGGGCCGATCAACGCCATAGGCACAGGTCTTATCCTCGGCGAGAGAATAACGGACTACAAGAGAGCTTCAGGTGGTGTCCCTGACTGTATTGAAACTGTTTACGTCAAGAATACATCAGGGGGGATATCAACCCTTGGTTTCAAGGCGTACAAGGACGGAAGAAAGGCTTTTGAAGGTGATGAACTCGATGTTGTCTGCCTCGATGAAGAACCGCCCGTAGACATCTACTCCGAGTGCGTTATCCGTACCATGACCACAAACGGAATGGTTATCTTCGGATTTACCCCCCTTGAAGGTCTTTCTGATACGGTTCTTCGCTTCCTCCCTGGCGGCAAAGTGCCCGATGAACAGAGCCAGTCAAGCAGATTTATTGTCAATATTACATGGGAAGATGCACCACACTTGACGGAGAAAGACAAAAGGGAAATACTCGATGCTTGCCTTCCTCATGAGCGTGACGCCAGATCGAAGGGCATCCCTGCGATTGGGTCAGGAAGAGTCTACCCTTTGCCGGAAGAAGATTTACTTGTTGCTGATTTTCCTATTCCTGATTATTTTTTCAGAGCCGGGGCTTTCGATCCAGGATGGAATAATACCGCTGCCGTGTGGGGCGCATACGACGGGGATAATGATATCTGGTATCTCTATTCTGAATACAAGAGGCAGCAAGCGGAACCTGTCGTACATGCTTCGTCTATTCTGTCCCGTGGGGATTGGATACCTTTTGTCGGAGACCCGGCGTCAAGGGCATCAAGCCAGAAAGATGGAGAGAAACTTATCGATGAGTATAACCGATTAAAGCTTAAACTTTCTATCGCCGACAATGCGGTCGAAGCGGGGATACTTGATGTTTATACCAGAATGACCACCGGAAGGTTGAAGATATTCAAATCTCTTTCCATGCTTCTGGAAGAATTTAGAATCTATCGAAGAGATAAAAATGGCAAGATTGTCAAGGATCGAGATCATCTGATGGACTGCATTAGATATCTTATCAGGTCGGGCCGTCAGGTCGCCAAGCAGGTTCCTACGGATATTCGCGTTGAAAGGATTCTGAGACAGAGGGAAAAAGACAGCGACGGGTCTTACAACCCCTTGACTTATGGGCTTGACATGAAGGTGGCATGATGGTAACAATTCGGCGAGCAATGGAAGAAGACTCTAAATTTATCAGAAGTGTCTATCTCAATGAATCTATATTGCCTCACATTATTGATGATTGGAGTATCGATCCATTGAAAATAGATTTTTCAACCATGTTGAGTTTTCCTCAAATTTATTTTCTCATTCCTGAAAAGGACAAAATACCTGTAGGAGTATTTTTGCTTCATCCATGGAACTCTATAACATATGAACTCCACACTGCTATTCTTCCTGAATATCGAGGAGAGGTAGCGGTAGAGTCCTGTAATCTGATGGGAAAGTATATGTTTATAGAAACTCCCTGTCAGAAGATTTTAACGCATGTTCCCACTACCAATGCCCCTGCCAGGGCACTTGCCGTAAAGTGTAAGATGGTTATGGAAGGAATTAATAGAAAATCGTTCCTTTCCGGCGGGGTACTTTACGATCAGTACATTTTTGGATCGTGTAAAGAGGATGTAAAATAATGCCGGCTTTCGCCGCTATAGGTGTATGGATGGGAGCAAGTGCGGCAACTGCTACCGCTGTAGGAGTTTCAACAGTTGCCGCAGCGGCAACTGTTGCCGCCGCAGGTGTAAGCATATATGAAGAGCTAAACCAAGGGTCTTCCGGGTCATCGTCACCTACCACAAGCACAAGCGCTTCTTCTCAAGACACTACTTCAGAAGCAGCAGCCCAAGCTCAGGCAACCGCTATGGCTAGTAGAAGGGGCAGGGCTTCAACTATACTCACCGGGTCTCAAGGAATTTTGACACAGCCTACAACGCAGAAAGCAACGTTGGGTTCATGATGACAGAAGAAAGAACGGATCAACAGAAGGCTGAAGACGTAAACAAATATCTGAATATTCTTCAGCAAATCCGTTTGCCCTGGGAAGATCAGGTTGACAACATCCTTAGATTTGTCAACCATTCTCGAAGACTTATTTCCGATAACTGGTCAAATATGCCTAACCAACAGTATACTAAGGGACGCAGAACGGGGATGGAAGTTTTCAGCGATGCTGCTATTCTGGCCCGTAATGTTCTTGTAGACGGCATGGCGGGGTCTTATTGCCCTCGAAATACTCCTTGGTACAAGTATCGACTGCCGGGCAAGCTCAACTTTCCTCGCACCTCCTTGATGCGTGGATGGACGGGAAAGCGCATGGACGAGTATCCCCAAATCAAGAAATGGCTTCAAGATACTTCGGAAGCTACTTTTTCAGCTTACAGCTTCAGCAATTTCTATGATGTCATAACGGAATTTGTAAGTGATGCCGTTGGTCCAGGAACTTCCCATATATTTGCAGAGGAAGAAGTAGGAAAGGGGAGAATCGTTTTCACGGTTCCTCACTACCGAGAGTGCTATATCGCAGAGAACCAATATGGGAAAGTTGATACGATCTATCGAGTTTATAACCTGACGCTTAGGCAGCTTGCCGATAAGTTCGGAACAGAGAAAATGGAGGAGATAGACAAGGATTTCAAAAAAGAATACGAGAATAATTTTCATACCGAGAAGCAAATCATACACGCAATTTTCCCCCGGAGCGACTATAAACCGTGGAGGATCGACGGCAAGGGGAAACCAATAGCCTCTTTGTGGGTGTATTGCCAGCCTTTGGCCCTCATTGAAGAGAACGGTTATGATTGGATGCCGAGTACGACATGGAGATGGCGGAAGAATAGCGATGAATGGTACGGCCGTTCTCCTTCGTGGGATGCCTGGACAAGCATCGCCAGATCGAATCAGGAGGCCCGATCAAATATGATTGCCGCGCAAAAGATGGTAGAACCTCCCATGGTAGCCCCTGCCGATTTAAGAAGTCAAGTACAACGAGGTCCTAACGGCATGACCTATATTGACAACTTTGGAGGAGACATTAGGACGAGAGCGCCTTTTCCTCTCAACCTTAATATGAATCTTCCCTACTCTGTTGATGCAGAGAACAGAACAAAGCAAACCATTAACGAACATTTCCATACACCTTTTTTCCAGATGCTCCTTCAGATGGCAATGAACAAGGTTACCGCAAGTCCTACGCAAGTTATTGAAATGATGGGGGAACAAGCTGCGGTACTTGGTACGAGAATGGGTAATTTTGAGGGAGAGGGATTGAACCCCATACAAGATCGGGTGTTTGAAATAGAGTCTCGCGCCGGGAGAGTTCCCCCCGCTCCTCAAATTCTTCTTGATTCTGGTGGTAGTAAAGTGCCACAAATAATGTACATGAATGCCTTATCACAAGCACAAGTAAGGCTTTCCAAGGTGAGGACAATCCAGTCGGGAGTTCAGATGGCGGGACAGATGGCGGGCATTATAGGCCCAATGGCTCTTGATAAAATTGATGTTGACGAAGTCATGGAAGAGATTTTTGATGCTTCAGGTTTTCCTGAAAGCTGTTTGAGAGATGAAAAGCAAGTGGCTCAGATACGGCAGATACGAAACAAACAGGCAGAGGAGCAACGTAAGCTTGAAGCTATGAAAGTTATTCCCAAGGCAATGGCGGCGGCGGGAAAAACAGCCGAGGAAGGCAGCCCTATGAAAGCTTTAATGGGTGGAGGGGAAGACCAGGGAGAAGCGGCTAATGGTTGACGATCAGAACGAACCTACGATAGAAGAAAAATACCGGGCGCTATTTAACCATGGCTTTGGTACAGAAATTCTGGCCGACATTCTTATGAATTGCCATTTTGGCATAACTCTCGATCCTGACAACAAGGCACAAATTGCCGAATACAATGTTGGCATAGCAATAGCGGCTAAGGCAGGATTTTTGGAAGAGGTTGATTCATTGTTGGGGTTGCCCCGGAAAGGGGCATAGGGACCTAAAGGAGGGTTCATACAATGGCTCTTGAATGGGTAAGAAAAGGAAGCGATCTTTTGTTCCAGGATACGGTCCTTGCAGGGAAAGGCCAATTTTTGATAGGTTCTTTTTCGAGCGCGACGGCCGGAGTGGGGTTAAAACTATCATCCAATAGGACTACCGTGTTTCGGGTATGCACGGATGACGGGGGTGCAGCGATAGGCGCAGGTTCATACAGGGCCAGCGAGTCAAGACTGTTGCTCACGGGAACTTGTGGAGCAACGAATACCTCTATGTCGGGGCACGAATCCCACGTCAAGGTAGCATCCGATTATTCCGGGGCATCAGGTCTTATAGGAGGGGCATGGAATTATATAGAGATGGCTTCTGGCGGTAATGTTAATTATGCTAGCGCCACTCATGGCATGATTGATTGTCCCACAGGGGCAACCATAGGGGGTGTGTTGTCGTGCTTTATGGCAGCGTCTAATGACCTTACCGGAACACATACCGGCCCTGCCACCGTGCTTCATGTGACGAACCCTGTGGCGGGAACCTTCGATTTCTTTGCGGTATTCGGCAGTGCCCCAGGTGGAATAGCGGCCAAAAGTACGGCCTTAAGCGGTCTCAGCAGCAACTACAGGCTCATAGTCAAGTGTCCTGACGGGACTACTGGTTACGTTCCAGTAATCGGAACGTGGTCTTAAGGGGGTATACATGATTTGGAATAGCACGAATTATTTTAACCAAGATTTTGTGACGGAAACCGGCATTTCGGAAAAAGAGTACGGGGACCGAACAACGTATCAAGTCTACGCGGTAATTCTTGGGGTGACTCATATTATAGGTGAGTCGGATACAAAAAAGGACGCACAGTCATTGATCGACAAGTTGGTAGCTGATGCAGAGGCATCTAAGAAGGCCACATCTGATGCAATGGCTTCTCAGATAAAAAAGGTTGAAGACGAAGGGGCTAAGACTTCGGAGGGGAAATGATTTTAGACAGCGAAGAACAGCGGCAAGTAATTCTTCAGGCCCTTATAACTCAGCCTATTCATGGCGATTATCAGGGGATAGTAGAGGCTTTGCCGAAATATACGACGGTTGTGGAATCCGTTAAGGCCGCTACAGTGGAGGGTGGAGATGCCGGGGAACAGCCAAAATCAGAGTAAGGGCGGAGGCAAGGCAAGCCCTGCGGCCCTGGGTAGCGATGATTACCTCAAGGCGGGGATATTTTCTTCAGCATTGAAGAAAAAGAAGAAAGGCTTTTCATCTGATGGTCAGGGGATTATAGCCGTCTATAGGAAGAAGGCAGGAGAGACGAAGAAGTAATATGTACAAAAATTCGGGCTTCCTGAAGTAGCGGCCACTACCAGGGAACGCAAGAAGGTTTAAGGGGCATAGTAAGGTGCTTACTCACTTTACGTGCCCCTTTTCTTTGCCCGAAATAAAAGACATAGGAGAAAGAAGATGCCAGAAGAACAAACCCCCGAAGTGACGCAAGTTGCGGGCGGGGCAGGAACGACGGAAACATTGGGATGGAAAACGGAAATACCGGAAAGTCTCAGGTCTCACGAAGCGTTTGCGTCTTATAAGGGCGATTCCAAGGATGAACTTTGGAAGGGCCACATTGAGGCAGTGAACAAGGCGAAAGACTTAGAAGGCAGACTAGGAAATACTATCCCGAAACTCCCGGAGAACGCCACCGACGAACAAAAAACGACCTATTATACCGCTCTTGGTAGGCCAGAGAAGCCCGCAGAATATGAGTTTGCCCAAGTTCCTGACGGTATACCTATTGATGAAAAACTTATTGAAGCCGCGAAAGCCGCCTTTTATGCTAATGGGCTTAACAAGGAACAAGCAAAGGGGGTGTCAGGATGGTGGAATACTTATATGGGGCAACTCATAAAAGCAGAAGTGGAACTTAGAGCGAAGGAACGGAACGACGCGGAAGTTGCTTTGAAAGCCGAATTGGGCGACAAATACGATGCCAACATCGAGCTTGCCGGGCGTGTCTGGAAGAAGTTTAGTACCGATGACTTCAGCAAGTTCGTTAATGAGACTAAGATAGGCAACGACCCGCGTCTTATCAAATTTATGATTAATCTTGCGAAAGTGACAGGAGAAGACGTAAGCCCTTCCGGCAGACCGGCAGGGGCACCAGTAAGAAAGGCGGGTCAGATCGTCTACGACAAGACGCCACCCGTCAATCGTGGCTATTAGCTTCTCTAACTAAGGAGGAAGAAGTATGTCAACAAATCCGTATTACGGATATTCAACGCTGACGGACGTTGTATCGGAATACTCGTCCATGGATGCAAATGGCACCTACCTAACCATTGCAGAAATTCTCAACAGGGCATGTCCACTTGTTAAGGTTTTGCCCATGGTACAATCAAACCAGATCATGAGTAACATAGGAGCGCGTGACGCCGTTCTTGTGTCTCCCGGGACGAGACGGTTCAATGAACCTATCAGTCCCACGTCCACCAAGTCGGCACCTTTCACCGAACCAATAGCTATGTTTCAGGATTACGGCGAAGTTGATTGGGATTTGTACCGTATCCAGAACGAACCGGAAAGGTGGAGGATGAACCAGGACCGGCGTAAGATAGAGGGTATTACTCAGAAGATGGAGTACGTTCTGTATTACGGCTCTCTTTACAGCGATCCTGGAAGTTTCAACGGGCTTTTTACGAGGTTCAACAGCCTCACCGCCTATCCCAATGGAGATTCTTCATGGTACTACAATGTTCAGTCCAACGGAGGCGGTACTTCAGCAAACACGACAAGCATATGGCTTATCGAGTTTGGGGAAAACAAAGTTTTCGGAATCTACCCTAAGAACCTTCCAGGAGGTTTGGAATTTGAAGACCTCGGAAGAAGGACCAAAGATGTATATGTATCGGCAGGGAACATCAAGAAGATGGGTATTCTTGAATCCCGTATGTCGTGGTTCATGGGCTTAGAGATTGATGACGAGCGTTGTGTACAGAGGATTTCCAGTGTAGGAACCACTCTCGGAGGAACCGGAAATTTTGATGAAACTCTTCTTATCCAGGCAAAGAATAGGCTCCCTGGTTCAGGAGAAGCCCCCGGCACGGTCATCCTCTGCAACAGGACGATCAAGACGCAAATGGATGTCAGGGCGGTGACTCTGAAGACCAACACGTACTTTACACAGAACCAGGATACTGGCGATGTATGGGGAAAAAGTGTGACAAGGTTCCAGGGCATCCCTGTGCTGACGGCAGAAAAGATTCTCGACACCGAAACCGGGTTGAGCTAAGGAGAGGGTGATATCATGCCTATGAGCGATTATCTTGCGTGGATTCACGGAAAGGCCGACAGATCGACAGGAACTCTTGTTCCGGTAAGATTTGTTACGGCAGGAACGACCTACAGCGAAGATCAACTTGACTTTGGCACTATAGCGACGGGCAACGAGGGCATAGCCAATCTTCTTGGCATGTTCTCAAACGGAGCCATTCGTACGGGCCTTCACGTGGTCGTGACGGAAGCGTACAACGGCCCCATGACGAGCGCCACTATTTTTATCAACACCAGCGCGACTAACGCCTTGATAACCGGAACTGTTCTCGCGGAGCGGGTTTTCACCGTGGCGCAGCTTGCCGTCCTCGGCGCTCACTATTTCATTCCCTTGCCCCCTGGTGGTGCCGCATCGGCTCCGAACATTCTTGAATTTCTCGCTGCCGGAATCACTGTAGCGGGAGGGACGCCAACTACAGGGTCCGTTGATATGTGGTTCGGCCCTGACGCAGATGGGGCTTTTTAACAAGGAGGGAACATGCTGGCAGTGTGTGAAAGAGATTGCGTAGGTATTGTGTCTGACCGGGCCGGGGACCACCCGACACTTTTCGTCAAGGGCCAGGAATACGACATTGACCCCGCTTCTTCGGTGGGGATTCATTTTAGACTACCCGCCGAAGAAAGGAAGATCGCCGTTGCCGCTCATAAAGATCGGGTAGCTCTTGCCAAGAAAAACAGGGAGAGGCGGCAACGATTAATGCTTGAAGGGATAGACCAGGAGGACCCCTTCTTGATCGAAGACGAGGAGAGAGAGGAGGCAATAAACAAAACGGTCGTTCATCCCCAATCTTTAGAAGATATGGTGGTTCCTGTCGTAAAGGCAAGAAAGAAAATTATCAAGTATAGAGGAAGGCCCGCAAAAAAAATCGATACAAAGGCCGACCAGGAACCAAAGCTACCGGCAGAAGCGTAACCTATGATAGGGGGCCGGGTTGTCCTCCCTTGCCCGGTCTCCTATCCTAAAGAGGGATGAATGGACATAGATCAATCGGCGGTCTCGATTATAAATCTCGGGTTATTGGAAATAGGCGCTGAAGCTATTTCTGATATCAATGAACAGACCCCTAATGCGGTTAAGGCTTTGATAGTCTACCCTTTTTTGTTAAAAGAAGTCCTTCAGGCAAAAGATTGGAGGTTCGCAAAACTCCGTGTAACCCTTCAAAAAAGCAGCGTAACGCCGGATTACGGGTACCATTTTGCTTATGTTCTTCCAGCAGACTATTTGCGCTTAGTAAAACCCAAAGCCGCGCCTTCCAGGGGGCGTAACCTTTTATCCGAAGGCCCCTCATCAGGCTGTCACAACAATATGGATTGGGACTCTCCTGTATGGCCCTCGGGCTTTCCCTACCTTATCGAAAGTCTCCCTTCCGACAGCAACATGTATTTGCTCATTAACTACGATAACTCGTTTAATCCCCTTCATATAAACTATATCAGGATGATCCAGGACACGACAAAATATTCTCCGACTTTCGTTACGGCTCTTTCAAAAAGGATCGCCTCATCGTTGGCAATACCTATTACCGAGGACAGAGGGAAAGCGAAAGATAAAATGCAGGAGTATCGGGAAGCCCTCACCTCTGCCGAAGCGGTGAACGAAAGCTCGGACTATCAAGAAGACGAGGCCGGAGGACAAGAATGGGCCAGTGCGGGACGGGGGTTTTGTAGATAATGCCCAAAGTTTACCCTCCAATAAATTCGTTCAATGCGGGAGAATTGAGCCACCTTATAGAGGCTCGGTTTGATGTTTCCAAGTACGCCAGTGGTTGCCGTACCCTTGAAAACGCTATGCCTCTTGTCGAAGGAGGCGCAAAGAAAATGCCGGGGACATACTATGCCGGCCCTGCGGCTTCCAATACCTCCAAGTCCCGTTTGGTTCCCTTTGCGTTCAACACGACTCAGCAATACATTCTTGAGTTCAGTAACGAGAAAATCAGGTTTTGGAAAAATGGTGGCCTTATCGTTAACCAAGACCCCGCTGGAACTCTTCTTGGAACTTCATCGACTTCTATAACCGTTTCATCGGGCCTTATCGGAACTACCTTAGACTTTTATACTAATCCAGGGGCGTCTATTGTTCTGAATGAACCGATAGAGTTAGAAGGGAATACTTCAGAAATATTAGGGGAGCGTGTTGGCGCAGGAAGCGATTCAATCACGGTAAACAGAGGTCTTGCTGGAACCACCTTAAACGTTACAATCTATTCTTCTCTTTTTGGTGGTATTCCTTCATCTATAGAATATGTGAGTAACAACATTCCAACTATGAATTTCAAGGCAACCGTTAATAGC